TCGGGCTGCGGGCGACCGCGAACCGGTTCGGCGCGGTGAACCCGCCGATGGCCGTGGTCGCGCCACAAACCGGGTCGCTGATCCGGTACGGCGTGACGATGGACGGGGAGACGGACTACAGCCTGCGCGCGGTCATCCTCGTCTCCGAAGGCGACTCGGCCAGCGGGCAGGCGGACCTGGACGCCTACCTGTCCCCCGTCGGTGCCCTGTCGGTGCATGCGGCGGTGCAGAAAGACCCGACGCTCGGCGGCCAGGTGTCGTACTGTGCGGTGATCGAGGCCACCGGGTACGGGCTGATGTCGTGGAACGGCGTGGACTACCTCGCCGTCAGTTTGATCTTGAACGTCGGGACGTAGGTGCGCTGGCTCGTCGCCCACCCGGGGCCGTCGTTCTCCGTGGCGGACATGCACACCGGGTGGGTGGAAGCCCTCCGCGGCCTCGGCGAGGACGTCTACACCTACAACCTCGACGACCGGCTGCTGTTCTACGACAGCACCATGATCAAGGTCGGCGAGGACGAGGACGGCCGGGACGTGTTCCGCAAGGCGGTCTCCCGGGAGCAGGCCATAGGGCTCGCCGCGCACGGCATCCTCGGCGCCTGCTACCAGGTGTGGCCGGACGCGGTCCTGCTGGTGTCGGCGTTCTTCACGCCGCCGCACCTGCTGGACATGATGCGCGGTCGCGGCCACAAGATCGTCCTGCTGCACAGCGAGTCGCCCTACCAGGATGACGAGCAGCTGATCCGGGCGGCCAGCGCCGACGTGAACCTGCTCAACGACCCGGTGAACATCCAGGCGTACCGTGACCTGGGCGTGCCCGCCGCGTACATGCCGCACGCCTACCGCCCGTCGGTGCACTACCCGGCGCCCGGCGCGGCGAAGCTGTGGGATCTGGCGTTCGTCGGCACCGGGTTCCCGTCCCGGGTGCGGTTCTTTGAGCGGATGGGCCTGGACGGGCTGGACGTGCGGCTGGCGGGGCCGTGGCTGGGCCTGCCGGAGGATTCGCCGCTGCGCGACTACGCCGACCCGGACCCGGACGGGTGCGTGGACAACGCGGAGACCGCAGACATCTACCGGCAGTCCAGGACGGGGATCAACTTTTACCGGCGGGAAGCCGAAGACGCCCACCTCGGGGAAGGGTGGGCCTGCGGGCCGCGGGAAATCGAGATGGCCGCGTGCGGCCTGTGGTTCTCTCGCGACCCGCGCCCCGAGTCGGATGAACTGTTCCCGATGCTGCCCGCGTTCACCTCACCGGAGGAGGCGGGCGAGCTGGCCCGGTGGGCAATCGCGCACCCGCAGGACAGCGAAGAGGCGGCGGCGAAAGCCAGGGCGGCGGTAGCTGACCGGACGTTCCACCACCACGCCAGGAAGCTCCTGGCACTGCTCGACAACTAGGAGAAGACGTGGTCAGGCATCATGGGCGCAACGGATCGGTGTACCTCTCTGTGACCAACGGCACCGCCGCGTCCCCGTGCGCGTTCCAGGCGTCGTGGACCCTCAACAAGGTCGTCAACAAGCAGGACGTCACCGCGTTCGGCGACGGCAACCTCGTCTACGTCGCTGGGCTCCCTGACGCTTCCGGGGACTTCGGCGGGTTCTGGGACGACTCCACCGCGCAGACGTATACCGCCGCCACCGACGGGCTGGCCAGGAACCTGTACCTGTACCCGGACATCCAGAACTCGCCCAACGTCTACCACTTCGGGACGGTGCTGCCGGACTACAGCCTGGACGGCGCGGTCGCCGGGCCGGTGAACTTCAAGGCCACGTGGAACGCGGCGTCGCGGATCTGGCAGTACAACCCGGCGCTCGGCGGCGTGGTCTAAGCGCTGTCGCCCGGCTTCGCCGCGCGGCGGGCGTGGTGCCGCCGGATTTCGCTGCGCGCGGCCAGGTAGACCAGTGCCCATAGGCCGATGAGCGGTGCGAGCAGGAACAGCCGGTACCCGGCGGCCAGCGCCACCACGGCGGCCACGGCGAACGCGGCGAGCCAGAACAATGGCCCGGCGCTGAAGCCGCGGTAATGCCCTTTGCGGTCGAAGTAGAGGCGCATCGGTTCCCCCTATGTGGCCTGGACGTTCAAATGTAGGCGGGAGCTGCTGTGGCCGCAACCATGGAGGCCGCCGCGCGGGAGTTCGCCGACCTGGCGAAGAACCTCCGCGCGGTCGGCGAGGAGGATCTGCGGCGTGAGCTGCTGCGGGCCGTGGACGACGCCGCGCGCCCGCTTGGCGAGGCGATCGGCAACGTGGCGCACCTGCGGGACTACATGCCTGACAGGTACGCGGACGTGCTGGCCCGGGATCTGCGGGTCAGCACGCACAAGACCACCGGCGGCACCGACCCGGGGGTGACGATCCTGGTCCGCGCCCCCACGGTCGGCCGCGGCGGCCGGAAGGTCCGCCAGCGGAACACGGGCCTGATCACGCACCCGCTATTCGGCGACAAAGAGCACTGGTTCACGCAGACGGCGGGGATGCGCGCCGGGTTCGCCGATGACCCGGTGTCCCGGGCGGCACCGGCGGTGCGGGACAGGATCGAGGAAGCCGTGAAGCGCATCACCGAGCAAGCGACCGGGAGGTAACCGGGTGGCGAAGATCCGGATCAACGGTGAGATGTTCGAGTTCAACCGCGACCACCGGCCGATGGCGGAAATGCTCGAACTGGAGGAGGCAACCGGCCTCGCGTACGGCGAGTGGGAGTCCGGGCTGAACAGGGGGACCGCGAAGTCGCTGGCCGCCCTGGCGTGGCTGATGTGGAAACGCGATGGCCGCGACGTCTCGTTCGCTGACATTGTTTCCGGCAAAACGGAACTGAACCTCGGCAGCCTCGCCATCGAAGACGACGACGGCGAACCGGACCCTATGACCGCTCCCGCAGCCAAGGGAGCCTCACCTACGACCGGGCCAAGTACCTCGGGGCGTTCTGCGAAATCGGGATAAGGCCGTGGGAGATTGGCCTGCTTGACGTGGCCGAGTTCGAGGCGCTGATCGACTACCTGGAGGAACGGGGGGGCCGCTGATGGCCGGCGAGTCCATCTCCATCCCGATCCTCACCCCCGGCGCCGACGCCGCCGCCCGCAACATTAAGCAGGTCGGGAACGCCGCGGCGGAGGCCGGCGGCAAACTGGATTTCGCCGCGGGCAGCCTGAAGCTGTTCAACGAGCAGGCGGCGAAGTCGGCGAAGGCCGACCAGACCCTTGTCCAGTCGGCGAAGGCGCACGCCAAGGCACTCTCGCTGATCGAGGACGCTGAGAACGTCCTCGCGGGCAAGGCCACGAAGACGACGAAGCTGTTCGCCGACCAGCAGGCCAAACTGGACAGCACGGGGAAGTCCGCCACGGTCCTGGCCGGGCGGCTCGCGGCCCTGACGGGCACCGGCTCGGGGGCTGCCCTCGGCGGCAGCGGGATGACCGCGCTTGTCGGCGCCGGGGTGGCCCTGTCCGGGCAGATCACCACCCTCGCGTTCGGCCTCGGCGGCCTGGCGCTCGCCGCGTACGGGGTGGCCAAGCCGATCGAGAAAGCCGCCCAGTCCGCCGGCGGACTGCAGAAGAACCTCCACACCCTCGACCCGCAGCAGCAAGCCGTCGCCAAGTCCCTCCTAGGACTGGAACACCAGTACGACTCGTTCCAGAAGGCGCTGCAGCCGCAGATCCTCACCGCGTTCAACGACGGGTTCCGCATCGCCGGGCACCTGATGCACGACGTGCAGCCCATCGCCAAGGCCACCGGGAACGCCCTGGACCAGGTGCTGCTGTCGGTGGACAAGGAATTCCAGTCCGGAACATGGCAGCAGTTCTTCGCCTGGATGGCGCAGCAGGCCGGCCCCGACCTGCGGCAGCTGGGGCAGTTGTTCACCGACCTGCTGCAGGTGCTCCCCGGGGTGGCGAAAGACCTCCAGCCGATCGGGCAGGGGCTCCTCACCGTCACCGACGACGCGGTCAAGGCGACCGGCGCGGTTGGCCACTTCTATGACTCGTTCCAGAAGAACGTCCCCATCAGCAACGAGCACACGATCAACTTCCTCCGCGACCTGGACCGGTGGACGGTGGACCTCACCAACCACATCCCCGGCGCGCACGCGGTCAACAACTGGCTCACCGCCGTGCAGCACGGCCTGACCGGCACCGGGGACGCGTCCGCGAAGGCCGCGCCGAAGGTGCGCGACACCACCAGCGCCATGGCACACTCCGGTGCCGTCGCCGCCTACGACCTCGGCATTTACACGCAGGAAGCCAAAGCGCTCAACGTCCTCGCCGCCTCCTACGAGCACGCGCTGACACCACTGGAGAACTACATCGGCGCGCAGATCACCGAACGCGACGACCTGAAAACCCTGAACCAGGCACTGCAGGCCTCCCACGACAAGATCGGGCTGAAAACACAGGCGGAGCGGGCATCCTTCTCCGCCGCGCAGCAGTACATCAAGGACACCACCGCGCAGGGCAACGCGGCGCTCGCCGCGCACAAGGGCATCGACGCGCAGATCTCCAGCATCCAGAACGCACTGCCCCGGCTGGAGGCCGTCCGGGGGAAGACCGCCGCGTACAAGCAGGAGCTGGGCCTGCTGAAGGACACCCTGGACAAACTGCGGGCGGAGAAGCAGATCCAGGAACGCGTCGAGGTCATCGGCGACGGGTCCTGGCACCTGACCCGCTCCGGCGTCGGCCCGCTCGGCTCCAAGCCCCTCGCTGCTGGCGGCCTGATCACCGGCGGACTCGCCGGCCGGGACAGCGTCCCGATCATGGCGATGCCCGGCGAGGTCGTGGTCCCCACGCGGATGGTCAGCGCCGGGGCGGTGGACCACCTGCGCGGGTCCATCCCCGGGTTCGCCGGCGGCGGCATCGTCGGGTCCTACCACGGGCCGGTGGCGGGGCTGCCGCCGTGGACATCGCGGAACCAGGAAGCGACCATCACGGCGATCGGCACAAGCATCGCCAAGGCGTTCGCGTCGTCGTTCATCACCAGCGCAGGCGCCGGCGCCGGGGTGCAGCGGTGGGCGCCGCTGGTGCTGCAGGTACTCGCCCTGCTCGGGCAGCCGCGCGGGGACCTGGGCGTGGTGCTGTCGCAGATGGGCACCGAGTCCGGCGGCAACCCGAACGCCATCAACCTGTGGGACTCCAACGCCGCCGCCGGGGACCCGTCGCGGGGCCTCATGCAGGTGATCGGGTCCACGTTCAACGCATACGCCGGCCCCTACCGGGGACTGGGCATCTACAACCCGCTGGCCAACGTTTACGCCGGCCTGAACTACGCCATCCACCGGTACGGCGCCGGGTGGACGAACATCCTGGGCCACGGCCACGGTTACGACCAGGGCGGCTACCTGCCGCCGGGGCTGTCGCTGGCCTACAACGGCACCGGCCGCCCCGAGCAGGTGATCGCCCACGGCCACGCCGCCGGCGCGGTGGTGATTCAGGTGCATGTCAGCGCGGACGCCTCGGTGCACCCGGCGGAGACCGGGCGGATCATCGCCGACCGGCTGAAGGCCCACATCAAGCGCGGCGGCACCCTGTACCCGGCGGGGGTGGCGCCGCGATGACCGGAGGACCCGTTGCCTGTTGAGGTGTACGCGAACCTGCCGCAGACCACCGTGTCCACCGGCGGCACCACCGCCCCCGCTGCCGGCACGGTGGAAACGTGGACCGTCGCGTCCAGCTCCAGCTTCCCGCCCGCGTCCGGCTCGAGCACCCCGACGGCGCATTGTCACGTGTCGGACCCGGCGGCGGCGTCGGAGCTGATCGACGTCACCGACATCACCGGCACCACCTGGACCGTCACCCGCGGCGCGGAAGGCACCACCCCGGTCGCGCACACGGCGGGTTTCACGGTGAAGCAGGCCGTCACCGCGGGGGCTCTCGGGCTGATCGGCAACGGTTCGGCGGTGTGGTCGGCGCCGTACGCCGCGCAGGCCGAGACGTTCCCCCGCATCCTCGCCACCGGCGCGAACGCCCTCGTCTCCGGGACGCTGGCGGTGACCGCGATCGGCCTGCCGCAGTACCTGACCATCTCCGCCATCGCCATGTCCACCAAAGGCACCGCGAAAACCGGCGGCACGCACGGGTGGTATGTGCTGCTGGACAACACGCTGAAGGTGCGGGCGGTGACCGCCGACCAGACCGACGCCGCCACCGTCTGGGGCGCGACGAACACCGTGTACCAGCTGGCCACCAACACCTACACCACCGCCTACACCGGCTTGTACTACCTCGGTGTCATGGTCGCCGCGTCCGGGATGCCGAACATCGCCTCCGCTGGTGCGGGGGTGGCGGGGATCGTGTCGGCGGTGCCGATCCTCGCGGGCACCTCCTCCACCGGGCAGACCACCCCGCCGTCAGCCGGGACGACGATGGGGGCGCTGGCGTCGGCGAACTCGAACACCTATTACGGTTACGTGGGCTGATGGCCGGCGGTGTTGTCGGCGCGTCAGTTTTCGCCTCCACGTACTCCCCGTCGATCACCGACCGCCTCGCCGCGTCCACCGCGTTCGACGGGTACCTGCTCCGCGCGTTCGCCCACACCGTGCAACGGTTCTACTACGGGCAGGACAACTCCGGCAACGGCGTCTACCCCACATCTTCCGACGTCACCGGCACCGGCGGCCCCGCGACCATGTCCGCCGCCGGGATCCGCCTGGTGGTGTCGTTCAAGCCGACGATCGACCCGGCCGGGGCGTACACGGCGTCGAAGTACACCACGCAGAAAAGCAACCTGATCTCGGCGATCAGCCTGCTGAAGTCCCACCACGTCACGATGGACGGGATCGCCCTCTACCACGAGGGCAACGGCCACGGCGCCAACGGACCGTTCGCCACCGCCGCCCTGTTCAAGGCCTACCAGTCGTTCTACGGCGCCGCCGTGCAGGCCGCCGGAATCCCCTTGTACTACATCCCGGCGATGTACTCCGCCACCACCGCGGTCTCCTACTACCCGGGTGACAGCCTGTGCGACGCCGTCCTCGCCGACTACTACTGCAACGACTTCACCGGATCCGCGATCACCCTCGACGCGATCATGGCCGTCGCCGACGCCGGGTCCAAACCGTTCGGCATCGGCGAATGGGGGTTCTCCAACGGGTCCGCCCGCCCGTCCCCGGCGCAGTTCGTGTCGTGGTGCAACGACCAGATCCTGGGCCGGTGGGAGGCCCGCGCCACGGCGGGGAAACCAGCGGCGGCGCTGATGTGGTACTCCCGCGACGCAGGCGGACCCAACTCGATCAGCGCCACTACCGACCCGTCGGTGATCGCCGAACTGGACCTGCTGTACGACACGCTGAACGCCTCCGCGCCGTCCGCCGGACCGGCGGCGCAAGCCCCCGCGTGGCCCGGTTCCCCGGAGCCGGGGTCGTTCACCCCGGGTGACATCTCCGTCCCGGGCGCCGCGGCGACGGTGACCGTGAGCACCACCCTGACCGCGATCGCCTCCCCGGTGATGACCGTCACCGGCGGCACCGGCGCCGTCGTCACCACACCCGCCACCATGCCCGCGGCCCCCGCCGGGATGCCGCAGATCATCGCCGAGATCGGCGTCATCCCCGCCGTCCCCGTCCCGCCGCCCGGGACGCTGGAGCTGGACGACGCCACGTTCGGGCGGCTGAACCTCAACGTCCTCGCCGGGACCACGGTGTGGGCGGACATCTCCAGGTACGTCCGCTCCGGCTCGATCACCCGCACCTCCACGCGGCAGCAGGCCCCCGTCATCACCTACGACGCCGGCACCCTCACCGCGGTCCTCAAGGACGCCGACGGCCGCTTCGACCCCGACAACCTCACCGGCCCGTACGTGGCCGCCGGGGTGTCGCAGGTGCGGCCCATGACCCCCGTCCGCGCCCGCGCCGCCTACCAAGGGGTCGTCTACCCGCTGTTCAACGGCTTCGCCGACTCCTGGATCACCCCGGACACGAACTTCGGCCCCCGGTACTCCGAGACGACCGTGTCGGCGACCGACGCGTTCAAGGTCCTCGGCGGGTACCAGCTCGGCGCCGCCGCGCAGAACAACTCCGTCCTCATCCCCGTCGGGTCCGGTGAGGACACCGGGGCGCGCATGTCCCGGCTGCTCAACCTCGCCGGGTGGGACACCAACGCCCGCAGCATCGACACCGGCAACACTGACCTCCAGGGCACCAGCCTCACCGGGCCCGCCGCCCTGGACGAGATGCGCCTCGCCGCGGACACCGAGCTCGGCGAACTGTATGTGAACGGGTCCGGGCAGGTGGTGTTCCGCCGCCGCCGCGGCGTCCTCGAAGACGCCCGGTCCACGAACCCGCAGGCCACCTTCGGCGACAGCCCCGGCGCCGGCGCCACCCTGAACTCCAACACCGGGTTCGAGGGCGTCACCGGCAGCACCGCCGGGTGGGCCACCTCCAATGGTGCCGCCCTCGTGGCGACCAGCGTCGGCGCCTACGCGGGCGTGTTCTGCGGCCTCATGTCCGGCGACGGCGTCACCGCCAACCCAACGATCACCACCACCCCCGCCGCGGCGGTCACGCCCGGGGCGTATGTGACGTTCTCCGCGTGGGTGATCGCCGCGTCCAACCCGTGGCCGATGACCATGACCATCCAGTTCTTCGACTCCGGCAGCGCCCACATCGCCGGCGCCGACGCCGTCGCTATCCTGCAAGCCGACCCGTCCGGGTGGGCGCAAATCACCACCGCCGGGTTCGCCCCCGCCACGGCCGCGTCGTGCACCGGGGTTCTCACCATGACCGGCACCCCCGCCTCACCGGGGCCCGCCGTCAAAATCGACGAAGCGTACCTGCAGGTGACCGCCGAACTGCCCTACACCGGTGTCGGCCGCTCCTCCGACGACGGGCAACTGTGCAACGACGCGCAGATCACCGCCGCCGGGTCCGCTAATCTGCAGGAGGCGCTGGACGCCGGGTCGGTGGCCACGTTCGGGTACCCGCGGTCCTACTCCCGCACCGACGTCCTCCTCCAGTCCGACGCCGAAGCCCTCGAATACGCCCAGTTCCTCGTCTACATCTCCAAGGGCGCCGAGGACCGGTTCGACACCCTGACCGTCAACCCGCTCCGCGACCCGGCCCGGTTGTTCCCGCAGGTGCTGGGCCGGGAGATAGGCGACATGATCCAGGTGATCCGCCGCCCCCCGGGCATGCCGGCGATCGTCAAGCAGCTCATCATCCGCGGCGTCTCCCACACGGTGGACATCTCCTCCAACACGTGGAGCACCCAGTGGCAGCTGCAGGACGCCTCCCGGTACGCGTTCCTCACCCTCGGCGACCCGGTAGCAGGGAGGCTCGATGATAACGCGCTCGCCTTCTAGTGGCGTCGCCCTCACCGTGGACGCGGAGGTGCGGGTGCAGCGCGGCACCGCCGAGCGCTGCGCCTGCGGCGGGGACCTGGTCCTCACCCCAGCCGGGGGCCTGGACGCCCTGTGGCGCTGTGAGGACTGCGGGCGGGAGTACGCGTGACCACCGGCCTGTCCGTCTACCTCGCCGACTCCTGGCTGGACATGCTCGCCGCCACCGCTTTCACCGCCCCCGCCGCGTCCTACGTCCTGCCGCACACCGGCGACCCCGGCGCGTCCGGCACCTCGAACACGATCGCGTCGGTGCCGCGGGTGGCGGTCACCTGGGCCGCCGCCGCCACCGGCGCCAAGATCGCCTCTAACTCCCCGACGTGGTCGTCGTGGTCGTTCGCCAGCCCGTCGACGATCACGCACATGTCGTTCTGGGACGCCTCAACGTCCGGGCACTTCCTGTTCTCCGCCCCGGTCACCGCCGCGGGCGGTAGCAACGTCGTGGCCACCGGGAACAACCTCGTCCTGTCGCCCATTTCGATCCTGTTCGCACCCATCGCCGCCTAGGAGGCACGCGTGGCAGTACCCGTATGGGCAGTGGGGCAGGTGCTTTCCGCGTCCGACGTCAACACCTGGTTCGTGCCGGTCACCGCGGTCAAACCAGCGGACACCGGGCGCACCGGCACCTCCGCGTCCGCCGACCCGGACCTGTCCATCGCCGTCGCCGCCAACGCCACCTACCACGTCAAGGCCGTCATCCAGTACAAAGGACCCACCAACGGGACCAGCGACGCCAAGTTCGGCATCAGCGCCCCGTCGTCCTCCACCGGGTTCTCCATCGTCACCCGGCTGCAAATCACCGCGTTCCCCACCACCACCATCGACTGGAACGCCCTCGGCAACACCTCCAACGCCGGCACCAACGGCACCGGCGTCACACTGCCGTGCCTCATCGACGCGTCCGTCACCACCGCCGCCACCGCCGGGAACATCGCCGTCATCTGGGCGCAGAACACCTCCAGCGGCACCACCACCGTCATGGCCGGGTCGCAGCTCATCATCCAGCGCACCGGCTGAGATAGGAGACGCTCATGGCTGTCACCGCAGGCTTCGACGCGATCCACGTCAACATCGGCCACCTCCCCAGGGGCGCGCAGGCCGCCGGGTACACCACCGGCTCGAGCGACATCCGCTGGGTTGCCGCCGACTGGGCCGCGCACCCCGGCGCGGTCAGGATCTGCCAGGACTCCGGGTCCGACCACGAAGCCGACGTCCTGGACGTGGAGTCGGGTGCGGCGACGAACGCGGACGCCGCCGCGTGGGTGCCCCGCGCGCACGCCGCGTTCCAGGCCGGTGACCGCACCGGGCAGCGCACCCCTGCGGTGTACACCAGCGCCAGCAACGTGACGCCGCTGGTGAACACGCTCATCTCCCACGGCATCAAGTCCGGGGTGAACCTGTGGGTGGCGAACTGGAACCTGAACGAATCACAGGCCACCGCCGACGTCCTCGCCGCGTCCGGGCCGTTCCCCATCGTCGGCGTCCAGTACGCCTCCGGGCAGTTCTACGACTCGAACGTGTTCTCCTCCTCGTGGCTGCGCAACGTCAGCGCCAAGGGCCTGTTCGAGCACAAGACCGACGGGAAGCAGACCGTCGCGCAGCTGGCCGCGTCACGGAGCATGCCCCCGTCCGGGTGGGTGGCGCTGCAACGGAAACTGCACGCCACGGACGCGGACAAGCTGGTCGGGGACCTGGTCCCGGGCGCGGGCCGCACCTGGTGGAGCATCCACCCGTGACCGGGCTCATGGTGAGTACACTTGGCAGTCCGGGCGGAAATGGCCTGGGTGACCTGCGCGAAGCTGAGCGTAAGTGACGGCCCGTGACGGGATTCGAACCCGCAAGCCGCAGCGATTTCACGGCGACCTTGTGTCGGAGCCGGGACAGCCGGACCTTACCAGCAGCTACCGAAACCAGTCCCAGAGGGCCGAGTCATGCCAGTTGCACCACACGGGCCGTCACGGCTGACTTTATCAGGAGGCACCGCATGAAGGTCCCCGCGCGGTACGCCAAGTTCCTCACCGCCATCGCCGGGCAGGCCGTCGTCTACCTCCAGTGGAAGTACGGTGCCAGCGGCGCCACCTGGCTGCCGATCGTCCTCGCCGCCGCCGCAGCCCTCGGCGTCTACGCCATCCCCAACGCACCCAAGCCGCAGGCCCCGGCACCCGTGCAGCCGTCTAATGTGACCGTAACCCAGCCGCCCGCTGCTTAGCCCGGTAGCGGCGCATAGCTTCGCGGCAGCAAGTCCGGCAAACGCGCGTGCCGGACTTGCCGGTACGAGTGTTCTGGGGGGTGTATTCATGACCGTTACGGCAGTGCGTGCCACCGTAGATAAGCCCTTGATAGCCCCGGGCCTGGCGCTTGCGATCCCGGATGCACGCACGGCAGTTACGTCCGCGCTTATCAATGTGCGTGTTCTCCGGCGTGAACTCATGGCCGTTATCGCAATGGGTCTTTACGGCGTTCCGCGCCGACGGGGCCACGCCGCGCAGGATGTTGATCTTCTGGGTTACGGGCTCCAGGTGCGCGGGGTTCACGCACGCTGGCATCCGGCACAGGTGGTCAAGGGGAAGCTCGGCGGGTATCGCGCCGACGAGCCACTCATAAGCGATGCGGTGAGCCAGGACAGTGCGGCCCCGGTAGAAGAAGTTGCCGTATCCGGGGCCATTACAGGCAGCGGTCCAGATCCAGCACGTCTCCGTCTTCTGGACCTTCGACCAGAACCGCTCTTCGGCCGTACGCTTGGCCACGTGGACCTCCAGCTAGGTTCACCGTGCCCGGGGCCGTGGGAGCGGTCGCCGGGCTTTTCTTCATTTTCCCACGTCAGCAGGTTGGCACGTGAGTGAACCGGTGGATGCTTCGCGCGACTTTCGAGGTGTTCCGCGACGTGGCGGTCACCGGCACCGGCCTGGTGATCATCTGGCGGCAGGTTCTCTACAACTCGTCACACCCGTCGGGGCTGCTCCTCGGGACCGGCCTGGCGCTCACCGTGCCGTCCGTAGCCGCCCACGTCAGGGCGTTGCTACCCGAGTCTGGTGGCGGGCCGGAATCCTCGCCGCCGTCGCCTTCACCACCGGCGCGGCCCTCCTCCTTGCCATCACCGCCTGGCTGAGATGA